TAAACTTAATACTGCGTTTGCTTCTGTTGCTGATATTTGACCATTTAGTACACCCTGAGCCAACATAAGGTTGATAGCACTTATTCCTTGGTCTTGTTGAGATATTTGAGGTTGTAATTGTTGTGGCTGTTGTATCTGTCTCCCTTCACTTATTCCTTGATTTATTCCAGGTATTGCTGGTATTGCTCTTTGTCCTGCTGTTACCAATGGTTGTAATACCTGTGGAAGACCCTGCGGTAAAGATACTCCCTTTTGTAAAGTCTTTCCTATAGCTGATGGTATTTTCTCTTGCAACCCAAAAGTAGGAATCTCCATATGTGTAGAAGCTGTACCAAGAGGCATTGTTCCAGAGCTTATCGCTTTAGTCTGTAAGAATGGTCTTACTGTATAAATATCTCTCATTTTAGCTAACACCTCTTTTGTCTGGGGTACACTCTCCTTAAAAAAATCATCAATGACTTCAAAGACCTTGCGACTTGCTCTCTCGCTAACTCCTGCCTTTGAGGTTGTAGACCAGTTAATAAGTTCCCTTGCCTTCTCCCTTACCATATTTAATTGACTTGGTGTATAGTTATCTCCTAGTCCAAGTAGGTCTCCCATAAGCTCTTGATATTGTGCATTTTTAATTACACTAGGATTATTCTTAAAAGCAGATTGTATTTTAGTTGCCAATTTCCCTGTGTCTTGTCTTGTATATCTAACAACTTCATCAGCCTGACCTAATATCTCATCAAATTGACCCCCTAGTGCCTTTAGTGCCTTATCGCTTCCAACCGAAGCTGAGGATGAACTGCCTACTGGTATTCCAAGCTCGTCCATAGTATCTAAGAATCCTTTAATAGTTCGCTTTCCTTGAGTTACAGATTTTATACCTGTTCCTCTTCTTGTGGCTAGTTTGTTTGGGTCAAGTCCAATTGCTTTTCCCCTTAATTCTTGTCCATATTGGGCCATCTTTCCTGTTTTAGGTACTTTAGCATTCTTAATTCCTTTAGATATCTCACCAACTCCCTGTAATGCTCCACCAACTAATCCACCAAGCCCTGCACTCTTTAATATTGATGTTAACTCGTCTCCTTCTTCTGATCCTCCATATCCTGCCAATGCACCAGCCCCAGCACCCCTAGCCGCAGCTGTTCCTATTCTTCCTATTGCCGATGTTGCTGCACCACCTCCCGCTGGAACAAGAAAAGAACCTGCGGTCGCAATGCTTTTTAATACTTGTTCTGTAGGCTCGTTTATAGCCGCACTAATATCCTCCATTGAAGAAGAATCAAACATAGGTTTGTATCCTCCAGGTGCGGAGGCTGCATATTTGGCACTTTCGTATGCCCTTCTAAAGGGCTGCGTTAAAGAACTAAGTATATTCCCTGCAAAACCCCTATTTGCTGGGGTCTCATATTTTGCCTTCATTTCTCTAAAAGTCGCCATTTTTTTATTTTAATAAATAATTACCTATTTCTTCTTTTTCTGAGAGCTGTATCTATTTGGACCAGTGTAACCATAAAGCACCTTTGAGGCCCAGTCTAGTGGTCTTCCCCAAATTTTTCCTAACAAGCCAACCACCCCACCCTTCTCAGAGGTTACAGGTCTATCCTCAGGAATACCCTTTGTTGCGTATGTGTATGCTTCTTCATCTGTATATCCCATCTCTTTATATTGGTTGTATCGTGCTTCTTGAACATCTACTGGTTTCTTCCCTTCACCCCCATTCCCACCTCTTTGTCCAGCTAGGGAAAGCAAGTCTGCAAGGTTGATTCCTTCTTGCCGAGCTGCGGCTGCCCTACTTGCTGCTAATTGTCTATTAAACTGGTCTTGTTGTAGGGCATCTTGATACAATCTCCAAGCATTTTCTGCTGCCATATTAGCTTGGTTAGCACTTGTCTGATAAGCTCCTAAAGCCTTGCCTAGTATATCTTGGTATCTTTGACCCCTAGCATTAAGTAGATTAGAGGCTGTACTCCATTGAGTAATAGGGGCTTGTCTAGCTTGAGCTATTAAGGCCATTTGAGCAGTAGGGTCTGATATGAGAGTGTTCATGTACTTTTCCCTTAATGTAGGGGCAACGGTTTGAAGTTCTCCCAGTGCAGAAGATTGTTGGTCTATAAGGTCTTTGTTGTAATTAACCGCCTCATTGTATTCTTTCTCAAAGTCATTTTGGAACTTGTTAGGGTCATACTGTTGAGCCTGTCTATATAATTCCTCGTATTCTGCTAGTCTTTGTGCTGTTGTTGCCATTTTATTTAATAAATCAAATATTACTTCCTAATTGCTCTATTAAGCCAATCTATATAGGAACTTCCGTAAATACCTGCATCTGTTTTGGGTCTTTCTACTTTGTAAGGGGTGTAGACTGTTGTTGTAGGCTTCTGTTTACCTGAACTCTTCTCATACAACTCCTGCATTCTGTTGTAGTCTTCTTGAGCCATAGACCTCTGTTGTAGTATATCGGCTTCTATTCCCTTTTGATGTTCCTGTCCCATTTGTTGATACAGGTCTAAGAGTGAATCCTGTCGTATTCCACTTCTCATTAAACCTCTATTAGCAAATCCACTTTCTAATTCTGACTGTCTTCGTTGGGCTATTGGTGCGAAGTATCTAGCATAAGCCTGTTCTGCACTCCCTTGTACTAACTCAGGATTAAAATACTGTTCCCATGGTAATACTGCTCCAAAATCTATTGGCTGAGCCGCTCCTGCCTCTGCACCACCTGTTCCTGCGGTTGCTGGTGCTGGTGCTGGTGCTGGTGCTGGTGCTGGTGCTGGTGCTCCGTAAGTAAGTTGTTGTCCTGGTCTGATTAAGTTAGGGTTACTCCCAATTACAGCTTTATTCTGTTCATAAAGAGTTCTCCAGTTTGGTATTCCCAACTTCTTTGCTATTTTAGAGAGGGAGTCTCCCCGCTGAACAATGTATACCGCCATTAGTAAGATGTATCAATTTACAGTCCTCGTAGTGTCCCCTCGTATATATAATTATATCATATCTTAATTCCTAGTCGTTCACCCAGACTTGCCACTTAAAACCCACTTGTGTTCCTGCTGGACTTCCTTCTCCAACAGTTAGTGGCCCAGAGCCGAATATATCATCGTATACAATCTGAATCTTTAATTGAGTTGTTGTTATCTCGTAAGTATAATAAAGGAAAGGTGGATCAGCAAGAAAGTAAGGGAGCATAGCAAACTCCGTATTGTATAGAATTGCATCGGGGGATAACACCTTCATAAATACAAAAGCGTTTGGAATGTATCCATAATTATGTGTTATTACTTTTATATCAGTTGTCCCAGCCGAGATTGAGTTTGGCAAGGTTACAGCCTCATACCCTTCAAGCTTTTCTTCTATTTTAGGATAATCAAATCCACTATGAATGGCACATTGTTCTGGGGTTGCAGTATCTACATCATATCCTGGTAGGGAAACCTTAAACATTTTATCATTTTCTACTGATATTTTAGCCATTTGTGGTTAAAGTGTCCTTAAATATAATATACGCCCAGTCTGCAATAGAAGCTCCATAATCATACACCGTGAGTTGTGTATTGGTTGCACTAACCCATGTACTTCCAGACTGAGTAAGAGCTTGATACCTAGTACCACTTTTTGCAAATATTAAGTACATAGGCTGGTACCCAAGGTTATGTGTAACCACGAGCGCAGAGGAATTTACATATCCCGATTGGTGAATCATAAGTTGCCTCACATCACTTCTTATAGCAAAATCTCTTTTGTTGGTAGAGGATATACTTTTTCCAGGGAGAGAGATAAAAATACCATAATCACCATCTACAACCTTGGTAGCGTCTGTGGTATTGTAATTTCCTGAGAGGTAGTTAGTTAGTAAGTTTCTTCTAAATATTTTCCATTTTAAGTTTATGGCAGAACTAACATAGCCACTAAAATACAATTTACTTGTATCACAACTTGTCCACCCAGGGAAAAAGGGTCCACCACTTGTTCTTTGCACATAAAATACTGGGTTATATCCTAGATTGTGGGTGTAAATATCAACGCTAACATTCCCAGAACCACCACCAGGCGGATTGATTGTTAAATCGCCCTCTGCCTCAATGGGTAATAAGGGCCATTCACTAGAAAAGGCCAGTTGTTTGTCACTGGCAGTATTCACATCATAACCTATTCGGCTTACTTTAACCCCTGATGTTGCCATTAACTTAGCTTTCCAATTAAAACCCTATCATTAGTTCCATCATTAACTATAATTTGTCCATTAGGTCCAAATACCCACTTCCCTTGCACTCCACCCTCTCCAATTGATGTTACAGATAAACTTTGTTGTGTGCTTAATGTGCCAGAAGTAACCTCTAAAGGCTTAGTTAAGTAAGCTCCTAATTGTTGCCTTACTTCTTCTGCTGTCATTGTTAGTGCCATTAGTGTTCCTCCCTCTCCTCTACATCGTAAATTAGGTTAATACCATATATGTTAAACCCTGATCCGCTTGAGCTGTGGCTGAGTTTTAACTCTATAAACTTACCTGCTGCTTTACTAGGTATAATAAGCCTTTGTACTTTAATATCGTCTGTCCCTGATAAAGACACATTGTTTACTGTACCCTCTACATTTGACCAATTTCCTGTACCTCCTACTCTGTATTGTGTTGTTAGGTATTCATTCTTGTTAGTTGGCTTAAAGACTATCTGTACCTCGTAAGCATGTTTAATATCATCTACATTCTCTGCTGCTCCAA